AGTGCTGCACAGGTGTGTGCAGGTTAGGCTGGGGGGGATATGCCAGGACCAGCACGGATTCCTAACGAGATCAAAGCGAAGCGCGGCACGCTCAAGCCGAGCCGAGCCGTGGTCGTGCAGATTCAGAACAGCCTTCCTCGTGCCTCTGAACTGGGCGTGCCAGACGGCCTCGGACCCATCGCAACCGAAGCCTGGAGCCGAATCGTTGAACACGCCGGTGCGTGGATCGCTGTCTCAGACCGCGACGCGCTGACGATGCTGGTCAAGGACATCGAGCATCTGGCAAACCTTGAGGCAAGGCTCGCCGTAGACGGTACGATCCTCTACACCGACAAGGGTTATGCTTACGCTCACCCAGCGGCTGGGATGAGGACGACGACAGAGGAGAGTATTCGCAAGTGGATGAATCACCTCGGATTGACCCCAGCGGACCGAGCCAAACTGGGGATCGCAATGGTCGAGAGCCAGAGCAAGGTGGACAAGTATCGGGAACGCCTGGCGGCGAAGGATGGCCACCGCGCTGGTTGACGCCTGTCGCAGCGGCTGACCTCCGCCGCAGCCTGGGCGATATTGTCGCCGACTTCGCCGAGGACCTTGTACCCATCGCCAAAGACTCCATCGCTGGCTCCTCCGGCGAACCGCTCCGCTTTCGCCAGTGGCAGCGCCGCCTGCTTCGCAGGATGCTGGCACGCAAGGAGGACGACACCTTCACGCACCGCTTCTACCTGACTGGCATCGCACGCAAGAACGGCAAGACGGCGCTCGCCTCCACGCTGCCGCTGTTCTTCGGACTCTACGGCGACCGAGGTGGCGAGATCTACTCGGCAGCGGCTGACCGTGACCAAGCCAAGTTGGTGATGAGTCACGCCAGGCGAGCGGTTGAGATGAGTCCAGAACTGGGAGCGCAGATCAAGGTCTACCGCGATGCGATGGAGTTCAAGGGAACTGGAACCGTCTACAAGGCGTTGAGTTCCGAGGCGTTTACGAAGGAAGGACTCAGCGCCTCGCTGGTCATCGCCGACGAGTTGGCGGCGTGGCCGTCCCGCGAACTCTTTGATGTGCTCAGCCTCTCAATGGGCGCCAGACGCTCGCCGCTCTTCATCGCCATCACCACGGCTGGACCGAGGGTGGATTCCACCGGCGGCGACTCCATCGCCTACACGCTGTACCAACTCGCACGCAGGCGCATCGCTGGGGAGAACGACGATCCGACGCTGGGAATGGCGTGGTGGGAAGCCGCCGATGACGCCTACCTTGACGAGACCAAGTGGAGCGAAGCCAATCCTGGGCTGCTCTCTGATCCCGCGATCCTCGCCATTGACGATCTGCTCTCTGCCAAGAAGCGTACGCCTGAGCAGGAGTTCAGAACTAAGCGACTCAACCAATGGGTGAGCAGCGCGCAGGCGTTCCTGCCAACTGGGACTTGGGAGGCGTGCAAAGATGACCAGATCGCGCTGAACAAGGAGGACGAGATTGTCCTCGGCTTTGACGGCTCGTTCAGCAATGACTCGACTGCCATCGTTGCCTGCCGCGTCAGCGACAAGGCGTTCTTTGTCTTGGGACACTGGGAGCGTCCGCTGGATGCCGAACTCTCCTGGCGCGTGCCGGTGGAGGAGGTGGAAGCCAAGATGCTGGAGATCTGCCAGAACCACACCGTCAAGGAGATCGTCTGCGATCCGTTCCGCTGGCAACGCTCGATGGAAGCGTGGCAACAGATGGGCTTGCCTGTCGTGGAGTTCCCACAGACTCCGACGCGGATGGTTCCAGCGACGGCAGCCTTCTATGATGCGGTGGTCAATGGTCAGGTCAAGCACAACGGTGACCCCAGCCTCGCCAGACACGCGGCCAATGCCACGCCATACTACTCACGCAACGGCTTGATGATTCGCAAGGAGTCCAAGACCTCGCTCAAGCGCATTGACCTTTTGGTCGCTGCGTTGATGGCACACAGCCGAGCGGGTACACTGGGCAGTGCCGTTGCGCCGAAGCCGCGTGCCGAAGTCAAGTGGATTGAACTTTAGGAGACAAATGGGAATCCTTGATCGCGTTCTAGCACGCAAGCCAGAGGAACGAACAATCAGCGGCAGGTGGTTCGCACCAGAACAGACCACCGAGGCTGGAGTCTCAGTCAATCAACAGAACGCCACGAGCATCGGAGCGGTCTACGCGGCCGTGAAGTTGTACGCCGACACGGTTGCAGCACTGCCGTGGGATACCTACATCCGCATTGACGGAACGCGCCGACCATATCGTCCGCGTCCGCGCTGGATTGACAGCCCAATCCCAAACAACCCGAACTTCACATCGTTTGACTTCAAGCATCGCGTCGTGACCAGCCTCTTGCTTGATGGCAACGCCTTCGTCTTGGTCCTACGCAATCGCACCGGCGATGTCGTTGAGACCCGCGTTCTTGATCCGCAGAAAGTGGACATCAAGACTGGCGCAGCAGGCGAACCGATCTATCACATCACCACTCTTGAAGGCACGGCGATCCTCGGCACCGATGACATCGTGCATATCACGCTGTTCGCGCAGGGTGGCAACGAGACGCACCGAGGCTTGTCGCCAATCGAGCATCACAAAGTGACGCTCGGACTCGCCAGCGCGACTGCACTCTTCGGCGCCAAGTTCTATGAGAACAACGCAAGCGTCGGCGGCATCGTCAAGGTGCCAGGCGAACTCACGCAGGATCAGGCTGATTCGCTCCGTAACGGATTCTCTCGCCGCAATGGTGGCGTCAAGAACGCCTTCAAGGTGGCCGTCCTTACTGGCGGCGCTGACTTCCAGCAACTCGGCGCGAAGGTCTCTGACTTGCAGTTGATTGAGACGATGCACTACTCGGTTGAGTCCATCGCTCGTCTCTATGGCGTGCCGCTCCATATGCTTCAGGTTCCAGGTGGCAACACCTCCTATGCCTCGGTCGAGTTGATCGGCATCGAGTGGCTCAGGCTCGGACTCGGACCACTCATCGCTCGCCTTGAGGCGGCGTTCCAGCGGCTTGTTCCAGGCTCCGAGCAGACCTTCCTGAAGTTCACGCTGGACGGCTTGCTGCGCGCCACGACACAGGAGCGATACAACTCCTACGCCACCGCGCTGAACAATGGCTTCCTTTCGGTGAACGAAGTGCGGTCGCTTGAAGATCGTTCGCCGGTGGATGGAGGCGACGAATACTGGAAGCCACTCAACATCGGCACCATCGGTCAGGAGCCACCTAAGTGAGTTACATCATCACTGACATTGACGGCACGCTGACCACGAGCGGCGATACGCCAAATCAGCCATACATTGACTGGCTCAATGAGCAAGTGATGAGCGGCGAGGAGCAGGTCATCGTCGTGAGCGCACGCAGCATTGACCGACTGCAAGAGACCCGCGCTTGGCTTCAGGAGAACAAGGTGGCTGGCGTTGAGGCCGTACACCTCAACGACTTTGAGGGAACGCCGTTCGCCACTGGGCTGGCGTTCAAGGAATACAAATACAAACTGCTGATTGAGGAGTTCGGTGCCGACGACATTGAGATGGTCGTGGATAACGATGCCGATGTCCGTGCGATGGCGCGTGAACTTGGGCTTGAGGCGATGACGCCGAACGAGGCAATCGCCTCAACGATGGATGTCACCGAAGAGCAGAACGCCATCCGCGCTCAGGTTGATGTTCCTGCGTACATCCAGCGTGCAGCGGAGAAGGGACTTGCCTACTACGCCGAGGGACTCGGCGGAGATGGACTGGTCGAGCAGACAATCAGCGACGCACGCGACCTTGCTGGCGGAAGCGTCAGCGACGAGAAGGCGCGCAGGATGATCGCGTGGATCGCTCGCCATCGCGTGGACTGGGAAGGCGTGCCACAGAACAGCGACGAATCCAACGAGGACTTCCCTGGACCAGGCGCCGTGGCCGCACTTCTGTGGGGTGTGGATCCCACACAACCAGATGGCGCTGACCGCGTTGTACGATGGGCAGAAGGCGTCGTGGCGGCGCTAGAAGACAGGGAGATCATTGACTTGAAGGAACTGGAGACTCGATCACTTCCGCTCGGCGACTTTACGGTCACCGAAGGCGAGGATGGGCAGAAGACCTTTACCGGCTACGCCGCGCTCTTCAACACGCCATCCGATGGGATGCAGTTCACCGAGATCATCGCGCCAAACGCCTTCCAGCGAACGCTGAAGCGCGTTGCCGACGGCAAGAAGATCATCTCCTTCCTCTTCGGTCACGACGAGACACGCGCACTTGCGACGACCGCGAGCGGCCGCCTGTCGCTGACCGAGGATGCACGCGGCTTAAAGGTTGAGGCGAAACTCGACCCAGCCGACCCAGATGCAGCCAGCGTCATCAGCAAACTGACGCACGAGGCGCGCTCAATGGGAATGTCGTTCGGTTTCTCCATCCCGAAGAACGGTGATGTCTGGGAGGACGCCGTCCGTACACTCAACGAGATCAACCTGTTTGAGGTGAGCGTCCTGTCCGCCGGACAGACTCCTGCTTACCCAGCAACGATTGGTCTCACCGCCGTTCGCAAACTGTCCGCCGACAAACTCGGCGTAGACGGCGACCGGCTAATGAATACGCTGGAGAGCATCAAGTCGGCGAAACCGCTGACGGAAGATGATGTCCAGGTGCTCGATCAGGTGCGCGAACGCCTCGCGCCGGCAAAGGCTGTTGGAGTTGATCCATCAGTCGCACTGGCGCTGTTGAAGACAAAGCGCCTGCTCGATCAGGAACTCTAAAGCCACGAGATCAGCGTCCCGCCGCCCAATGTAGGCGAGCCCACGCAACGATCCTCCCGCTTGGTGAGTCGCAATAGCAACAACAAGGAAATAGAAGCGCGTCCAAATGGACGCAAAGGAGATAGAAATGTCTTACGACAATCTCGCTGACAAGCGAGCGAACCTGCTCACGCAGGCTCAGGCTATCGCCACGGAACTCGCTGAGAAGGGTGGAGTTCTAGAGGGTGATGCCAAGCAGCAGTTTGACGGTCTCGTTGCAGAGGCTGGCACAATCGCTGAGGCAATCCGTTCAGAGAAGGCCGCAACCGAGGCTCGCGTGCAGGCTGATGCCGCTCGTGCAGAGAAGGCTGTTGCCATCGCTCCAAAGGCTGACCGAGACGACAACGCAGAACTCCGAGAACTTGCACGCACTGGTGGCGTCAAGACCTTTGAGAAGCGCGATGTCACCCGCGCAAGCGGTCTTGGCAACCCAGTGGACATCTTCAACCGAGTGAATGTCGTTGCAGGTCAGGTGAACCCTTTCCTCAATGCAGACGCTGTCACGGTTTACAATGTGTCCACCGGCAACAACCTCCAGTTCCCACGCGTCACGGCGCTTGGAACTGCTGGCTCAGTTGCTGAGGCTGGCACCATCAGCGAGTCGGACGGCACGCTGTCCGCGCTCTCACTGACCCCAGTGAAGTACGGCATCATCCTTCAGGTCACAAGGGAACTCGTCAATGACGCAGCCTTCGACCTGTCGGCAATGATTGCGGACAAGATGGGCCAGGAACTTGCAGTCAAGCACGGCGCCGTTGCAGGCACCGCTGTTGCGGCTTCAGCCGGTTCGTACACAGTTGGCTCGTCAGCAACGACGGTCACCTATGCCGAGTTGGTCGGTCTCCAGTATTCAGTGAAGCAGCAGTACCGCAACGCGGCGAAGTCGGCGTTCTTGACGACCGACTCGAACCTCGGGACGATCCTCGGGATCACCTCGTCGTCACTGCCAATCTTCCAGCCAGGTGGTCAGGGTGGCGTTGATCGTCTCCTCGGCAAGCCTGTCTACACGACCGGTGGTATCGCCAACTTTGCTGCGAACGCTCGCGGCATCCTGTTCGGTGACCTCGGAAGCGTGGTCACGGTCATCGTCGGTGGCGTGCAAATCGCTGCCAGCGAAGAGTTCGCGTGGGATACGGACCTTGTCTCGTACAAGGCGACGATCCGTGGCGCAACTGACCTTGTCCAGGCGGATGCGGTCAAGTTCCTCAAGAACGCCGCTTCCTAATCGTTAGGTCGTAGCACTTGAAAACAGGGAGTCGGGCTTCGGCTCGGCTCCCTGTTCAGTTAGGAGGAGAATGAACTGGCTAGATCGGCTCAAGCAACTGGCACGCCGCAAGGGTGCCGCTAGAATCAACGCAGAGGCATCTAGGAGCCACGCAGAGCGCGCCATCGTGGTCAGGTGGGGCAATACAGCCACCCTGAAGCGTGAGCCGCTCCAGAGGCTTGAAAGAAGGGAAGACGAGTGAGCGTCAATGGATCGGTTGTGACAGTCGGAACGACGGCCACGGTGCTTGCCACCGGCAAGGTCGGAGCGTCGTGGATCTACCTTCACGCGCCAAGTGGCGGCAACACGGTCTTCATCGGACCGTCCACCGTGACGGCTGCCAATGGACTTGAACTGCCAAAGGGTGCGTTGCAAACCTTCTGGCTCGCCGAAACCGATGTGCTTTACGGTATCGTTGCGACAAGCACCCAGGCACTTATGGTTATGCAATCAGGAGGTCGCTAAATGTCTTACGCCACACTCGCAGAGTTCAAGAGCGCCATCGGCATCGCCTCAACCGATACTGCCGATGACACGCCGCTGCAATCTGTCCTTGATGCAACCGACGCGCTGATTGACCTCTACTGCGACCGCAAGCAAGGCTTCGGCACCGCGAGCGAGACGCGCTACTACACCGCTGAGGAATACGAATATGTGCTGACCGATGACCTCGTGAGCGTCAGCAGCCTCACCACCGACGATGGTCTTGACGGCACCTATGCAGGAACCTGGACCGCAAACACCGACTACAACCTCGCACCGGCAAACGCGGCACTGGACGGCTGGCCGTACACGCAACTTGATGTGAGCGTCACTTATCGGAAAGCCTTCCCGAAGGCAGCGTATCGAGGCATCAAGGTGATCGGCGTCTTCGGATGGCCGAGCGTGCCAAGCGCCGTGAAGCAAGCCGCGATCATTCAGGCTGGTGCCGTGTGGTCATCGCGCACCTCGCCGTTCGGCGTGATCGGCTCTGCTGACCTCGGCGGGATCTTGCGCCAGACACGCGCACTGCATCCCGAAGCGCAAGTGTTGCTGGAGCCGTTCCGCAAGCGATCTGGTCTGGCGCGGTGAACGACGCCACGATCCTCGCAGGATTGGCGGCGCACCTCACCAACGCCACGCCGCCGACCGGCTACACGCTGCGACAGGTTCATACTTATCCGCCAGACAATCTCCCAGTAGTCCCAGCCTGCGTGCTGATTCCAGGTGAAGACACGATCTCCTACGGTGCTGCCAATCGCCAGGTCGTGCTGACCATCAACGCCACCGTCTACATCCAGCCACAGGCTGACCTCGGTCGCAAGTACGCCGACCTGATGGCGTGGCGCTCGTGGCTGCGAGACAGCCTCATTGACGGTGTGACGCTTGACGGCACCTCGTCAGTGGCGCAAGCCAGCGTGACCTCTACCTCGATTGGCACCGACACTTGGGCAGATCAGGACTTCCTGACGATCTCTGCCACAGTAGAGGTCGCAGTCGTGGAAGCAATCAGCACATCAGCGTAGAATCAACCCCACGCCGCACTGCGGCAGAAGACAAGGAGAACTAGATGCCAGCCGCCTCCGCAGGAAATGTTCTGTTCAGCAAGGTGGTCGCGTTCAAGGAAGCGACTGCCGGCACGATCCCTACGCTGACTTCTGGTGGCCGCAAGTTGCTCGTCGCGCCAACTGGCGTGATCAGCGACGGCGTGACCATTGAACTCGGCACCGAGCGATCCGTTGCACTTCGCAACCCGCTGATCGGTACCACTGGCACCATCGTCTCCGTTGAGCCAACCGTGAGCGCCACCGTTCCAGCACTGAGCGTGGGCGAGGCTCCGATCTGGCTCTCAATGCTCGGCACGGCAACACCTGCCGGTACTGCCGCGCCATACATCTACGACTACGACTGGAGCGGCACAGCCAGCAACAACCCGAAGTCCTACACGCTCGTCGCAACCGATGGCGTGCAGCAGTTCGCGGTGAACTACTGCTTGGCTGAGTCCATCACCATCGCTGCTGATCGCAGTGGCTTGACGAACCTGAGCGCCAACCTGTTCGCGCAAAATGTTGCGAAGAACAGCGCGACACTTGCTGATGGCACGCCGACCTCGCCGTTTATGTCAGGACGCCTCTGGAACGCATACCAGAGCGGCACGGTCTTCCCAGGCACTGCGTCTGGAACTGCAATCACCTATCTGCTCGACTTCAGCCTGGAATACAACGCAGGCTTGATGCGTCAGGCGTACCTCGCAGGCACGACCGTCTTCAGCACACACGCCGAGAGCGCGCCAATCACTGGCACGCTGACTGCAACGCTGAGCAGCACGGCCGCGAACATCTCCGCCTTCTACGACGCCTACCGCGCCGCAACGCCGGTGGGAATCCGACTTGCCTGGAGCGACGGAACCTACTCGATGAACATTATGACGATGATCGTTCCAACCGAAGTCCAGCAGATGGCTGGTGCTGAGGATGGACTCACGACCATCGCGCTGACTGGCACGGTCGTCTACGACACGACCAGCGGCAAGACGATGCGGATTATCGTTGGGAGCGACCTTAGCGCGCTGCCATAAGTTGAGTTGAGAGGAGGAGCAAATGGCACAAAACAAGCCTGACTTTCGCACGGTTGAAGTAAGTCTCTCCGCACCCTTTGAGGGATGGAAGGCGACGATGAAGGCGGAAGGCGTACCGGCACGAGTCTTTATCGAACTACAGAGTGGAAATGTGGAGCGGTCGCTCAAGGCAGTTGAACGGCTTGTGGTGAGTCACAACTTTCTCAACGAAGATGGTCAGCCAGCCGAGTCCGTGCTTGATGCGCCGATGGATGCGCTCACGGATGCAATCGGCAAATGGAGCGACGCGGTAGCAGCACTCCCAAATCGCTAAGGCTCGATGCTCAGCGGCTGGCATTGGGCCGAACGATCTCGCCGCATCCTCTGATCGTGGCACACTTACTTGGCAAGGAGTTCGGCGTCCCTCCGCACGAAGTGCTGGAGTGGGAAGCGCAGGACTTCCAGCGCGCTGCGCTTTTGATGTCTGACCTTCAACCAAAGGAGAAGTAGTGGCTGCGAACTCACTGGACCGATTGACGATCTCCTTCAATGTGGACTCCAACTACGAGGCGCTGCGCCTCGGCTATATCAAAGGCGCAAATCCAGCCGCGTTCAAGCGGCTGCTCAGTCTTGCCTCGCTGAACGCTGCGCGCACGATGGTCGCGCCGATGCGTGCAGAGGCACCAATCGGCAAGACGACCAAGACGCCAGGACGCCTCCGCAAATCTGTCACAGCACGCCGTGCGCGCTTCAATACGCCAGCCGCCGTCGTCGGACCGCGTGCCGGTCGCAATCGAGCAGGTGTCAATGGCGGCGCTTGGTACCGCTGGTTTGTCACGAGCGGAATCAGTGGAGTGCGGCAAACGAAGAACGGTCCGAAGGCAGTGAAGGCAGTGCCAGCCAATCCGTTCGTGACGCGAGTCTCAAACAACGAGGGACGCCAGAAGACAGCAATGGAAGCGCACGCCAAGACGGTAGAATCATTCCTCAACAATGAAGTATTCAGGAACACCATCCTGAGATTCAAGCGAGGGAGATAGATGGCCTTCGGATCTGATCGTTCAGCGAACTTCGTCATCGCGGCAAAGGATGCCGCCACGCAGCCACTCGGCAAGATCGGCAAGGCGATGGGAAGCCTCAGGAAATCTGCTGGCACTGCGTTCAAGGCAATCGCCGCAGGCGCAATCGCGGCAGGTGCTGCACTAGCGGCCTTCGCGGTTGAAGCGATTATGGCTGCAGCGGAGGATGAGAAGCAGACGATCCGACTCAATGCTGCGCTCAAGGCGCGTGGCTATGAGATGGACAAACTCGCGCCGAAGATTGACGAGCAGATTAAGGCGATGCAGCATCTCGGCTTCACCGATGATGAGGTGCGCGCTGGGCTAGAAATCGGCTCACGATTCTTCAAGAATCAGAACAATCTTCTGAAGGCGAACGCCGTCGCAGCCAATATCGCTGCCGCCACCGGCAAGGACCTCGGCAGCGTGATGATGGCAATCGGACGCGGCGCACAGGGAAGCACACGAGGACTGATGGCGCTCGGCATTCAGGTCGAGAAGGGTGCGAAACTCAAGGACATCCTGCGGCTCGCCGATGAGAAGTACCTCGGCGTAGCAGAAGAGGTTGCCAACAGCACGAGCGGCCGCTTCGCTGAGGCACAGATTCGCTTCAACGAAGCCATTGAATCGTTCGGCGCCAAGTTGCTCCCAATGGTCAATGAGGCGCTCACCTTCGTCACGGAGAAGGCGTTGCCAGCCTTTGAGAGCCTGATGAACACGCTCGGACCAATCGTCGGCGATCTGGTAGACAACTATGTCCGACCGCTGGTTGATTCAGTTGGCGAACTGTTCTCAATCTTTACGGAAGGCGAAGGCTCCATCAACCTACTCACCATCGCGCTCGCTCCGCTGAAGCTTGCGTTGGAGGCCATCAAGATCGTCATTGACGCCATCGTCGCTGGGATGAAGATTATCGGCATTGGAGCAGGCAGTACGAAGGCAGCCAATCTCAGCAAGGCTGCGGAGACAGGTGGCTACGGCGGCGGCTCCTATGTAAATCCAATGAACCGCGGCGGCACCCAGACCAATCTCACTACTAACACGAGCCTCTACCTTGATGGTCGCGTGGTGGCGCAGAACACAAGCAACTACCTGGGCAATCAATCGCGCAGCACGAGTCCACAGCGGTCATTCCCTCGGAACCCATAAATGGCGACCGCGCCGTATCAACTCTGGATTGACCTTGCGCCAATCGCCTCGGCGGTGCGCGTTGCGTCCACGGTCACGATCACGACGAGTACCTCACACGGTCTGACCACTGGCGCCTATGTGCAAGTCGGTAATACGACTGGCGCGGCTGGCACCTCGATGGTTGGCGTGTATAGCGTCACCGTCACCTCTGGCACTGTCTTCACCTATACGGCCGCAGGTTCGGCTGGTACTGCGACGAGCGGC